TGTCCACGATGTCCAGCATCGGAGGCCGTTCGGGCTCGATGCTCAGGCCGCTTGGGTTGACGCAGAAGAACGGGATCGAATCCATCACTTTGCCGGTGTTGGTGATGGTGGTGGAAGTGCCTGGCGCAAACGCATTGTTGCCATTGTCTTCGTGTACAGTGATCTGGAGCCTGCCATCGACCAATTCCAGTTCACGATAGCGGGTCTTCTTGACGCGAACGTACTTGTCGGAACTATCGTTTTCGTAGTAGAACTCACGAAGCACCACGAAAACCGTGTTACCCTCCTCGTCTACGGACCAGTTGAAGATGTCCTCGGTGGCGTACGTTGTGATGTACGGCATGCCGCCGGCCGCGGGCCGATCCACGAACACCCCGAAGCGAGCCATCAGGAGGAGTTCCGAGACCGTGCTCGAGAAGAGCTCGTAGAACTGGGTACCAGATCGATCCTCGAAGTAAGGCTTGAGCTTATCCGGGTACACCATCTCAGGTGGCTTGTCCATGGCCATGCCGACCAACGCCCCGACGCTCTTGGACGTAGTGGAGTAGAACAGAGCACGACCCTTGTAGGCGCTGTATTCCTCGTCCGTCTGACCTTTCAGTCTGGGTAGGTACCGAACGCCGGCCTCTTTCACGGCTCGCTGGCCTTCGAAAGCGGTACGACAGTCCGTCCAGTCGTCCTCTCGACACAGGTAGGTGGGATGTTTGGTGTCGATGGGCATGTTAGGCTCCGGAAACTTCAGCGGTTCGGATTGTGGAAGCGGCGGCCAGGAGTCTGTATCTGATGACGTCCCAGATGTGGTCTTCGCCGGATGTATCGATGTCTTCTGTGTTCTTCGGATCGTTCTGCAGGTTTGGTACGGTTCGGATCGTGTGAAGACAATTGCTGAACACGAAAAACCCAGGGCGCTCCATCGGCCGCTCTATGGCCGCTTGTAGCCTGCCACGGAAGAGCTGAAGGCCTTCGACTCGAGATCCAGGTCGCTTGTTGCTCTTCGTGTACAGGATGTCAGACACGCCCATGTCGTCCGAGACGGTCCTGTGACCAGGCTCCGCGCTGAAGATCGCGTTATCAGCAGGACCGGGTTTGATCCTATCGTGAAGGCCGATCTCTTTCTCGTACGCCAGGATCTCTCGTCCCTGCTGGAGCGCAGTCTTTTTGACGCCCTCCATTCGCTTATTAGCGAAATATAGTTCCCCAACCACGAAGATCGATCCAGGCGGAACCCAACACGTACGACCCAAATGATCCGTGAACTCTGAACCGTCTGACTCTGCGAACACTATATGGGCTGCAGGTTTGCTCGAACCGTAATCATACCCTCTATCGATCTTCCAGGAGCTCGGAATCGGAAACGGTGCGATGACGTGGTACTTCCTGCGCCACAGATCCGCCACACCACCTGCGCTCACGATCTCCCAATCTCCGTTCAGCATCGCTTCCACAGTGGCCGTATCACCTAGGCCCTTCAGTCGAGCCGGATAGTCCGGATCAGAAGCCAAGAGGACCTTGTTGTCTGTGACCTTCGCAGGCACGTACTCTCTGAGCATCGCACCTTCGTCCTCCGGCGCTACGAACACATGCCCCGCGCCGATGTCTACGAAGTTGCTCTTGAAGTAATGGTGACCGACGCCTCCGGGGTTCGCCGTGTACAAGATGCGTGGAAACATGTGTTTCCACTTTGGTGGAACGATCAAAGAGCCCAATCGTACACGACTTCTGATGAATCGGATCATCGGGGCCGAAAAATGAGTGGCCTCATCGATCAGAAGACAGCCGATCTGGGCTCCCTGGTGCGTGTAGATGTCCGATTCGTATTGGGCGTGCGCCAACTGGATCCGAGAACCGTTGTAGAACTGAAACGAGTAATCGGTCTTAGAGAAAACGCAGTCTCCGGCGTCGATCAATCCCTTGAGCATCTCAAGGTAGCCGCCAGGAGTGTGCACATGGTTCGCCAGAACCTCCTTGAACGTCCTCCGGAACAGGTAAGTGATCAGTCCGGGAACCTCGAGGCTGTACACGATGCTTGCAACGCGAATCAGGTACGACTTACCGCCGCCCGCAGCTCCTCCGTATAGGATCTCTTTGGCCGGAGTCACAAGGGCTCGCTGTTGGGGCTCGTAGAGCTTAAACTCAGTGCCCATGGAGCGATGCTCTCAGTCTAGCTACGAAATCTGTCTTCAGTTCGCGCTCTGTGATGATCGTGTACCGTCCCTTGAAGTGCTTCAGCGCTGCTGCGTACTTTTCCTTGACGTTTCCGTGGTTTTCCCGGAACGCCCAAACGCCCTTTATCTCCACCGTGTAGTCGTATTCAGGCCAATAAAAGTCCGGCTTGTACGAATGCCACTTCCCAGAAGCGTCCTGATAGGCCACAGAGGCCGGACTCCGGACTGTTCTGACGCCGAGCATGTAACACTGTTCAAGGAAGCGTTTCTCGAAACCGCTCTCGAACCCAACTCCTCTGAAACTCCCCTTCATGGACCAAAATTTGCTACGCGCTCTTGCCATCACAGCCCCAATGATGTGAAAAACGCTTGCACTGCGTCGGTGTAGGTGCCTGGTACGCCCAGCAGATCGTTCACTTCGCCGTGCAGCAGCGGAGTCTCGTACCAGTCCGCACGCCCACCAAAGGATTCGACCTTCGCCTTGAAAGCGGCGCCGTTGATCGAGTCGGCCTCGCCGCCGCCCTCTGTGGAGACCACTAGCATGAGCGGTGCCGGCTTGGAAGTCATCACCAGAGTCGGCGAGCCAGCCGCCCACACCTCTGGATCTGATCCCCACGGCTCATCGTACAGCGGTAGATGCGTGTCGGACATGATCTCCACGGCATCGTATGCCGCTGTATCCAGTAACACAGTACCCAACCACGTCCCTACTCCGGCCTCAGAACGAATCGTGTTACTCGAAGCCACGAGTGCCGCCAGGTGCGCGCCAGCTGAGTGTCCGATCAGTATGAGCTTGGACGGATCACAGCGCCAGCCGCGTGCACGGGCTTGCACGTAGGCCAACGCCTTTGCCACAGATCGGGCTTGGTCGATCGGTGAGGTGCCGACCGCAAGATTATAGTTGACCGATACCAGCGTAAAGCCCTGTGGCAACCAGTTCTGGGACTTGTTCTTGATCACGTTCGAAAGCAGTTTGTCGCCGTTGCGCCATCCACCGCCGTGTACCATGAAGATGATCGGACCTTGTGCGTGCCCACTGGAGTGGTAAACGTCCAGTTTCTCGCTAGCACCCGCCCCGTAGGACAGATTGAATTCGTCCTCCACGCCTGCACGCTGCCGCGCCCAAAGCGTAACATCCGCGGTTTCCTGCGTGGTTAGCGCGCGGTCGATCAGGATCAGCCCTGCATGATCGGTAGTGGTGTTGACAGTGCCGGCGGCGATGGTCAGTCCGGTCTGGATCACCGCTCCTACGCCAGGTGAAGCGCGCACTAGCGTGCAGTTGTTGCCCATCGCAGGGAACGTGCCCGCCATCGAATCATCGACTCCATCGAAATCCAGTGCGCGCCGGTACGATGCCAGTAGAAACACCAGCTTAGGGCGCAGTGTCGCTGAGACCCTCAAAGAGTTGATAGCATTCGGAGATAGATCGTTGATCCGTGCGACCACTGCGTTCTCAGCCATCGCAAGCAACGTACCGGCTGCGTCGGTGAACACCGTGGATCGGTTCGCAGGCGCGTACAGCGCCCCTTTTTCTCCGTTGGCGAACAGGCTGACAGGGTTGAATGTGTTGACGTTCAACGGGGGCCACAGCTGGCGCCGAAATCCCTCAGGGATCGCCTGCGAACTGGCGACGCCCGAGGCTCTCCTGGTGGCCGAACCGAGGCCGCTCACCCTCAGCGCTCCTCGGTTACCGTGACGTTCTCCTGGGTCGGAGGCACGAGGACGGCGTATGTGCCAGGAGCCGTGAGAACGACCTCCCACCTGGACTCTGTGAGGATGGCCGGGATGTCCTTGGAGTCCGGCATCTGCCGGTAGCCGGTCCCGACCTTCCTCAGGACGCGGGCCTGGAAGTTCTCCGGGAGGGCCGAGAGGTCGGAGGCCCAGACGTACACCGTGACCGATTCTCCTTGGCCGACCTGGATGTCAGCCGACCTGCCGCCCGCCATGCTTGACGCGTACTTGTTGGTGACCACAGGTGCTGCCATGTCTTCTCTCCCCAGAGGTTGTAGGTCACCAGCCGCCCGTGCTTCGGTCCACCACGGCAGGATCCACGTCGATGACCGCCCCTCCCGGGAGCTCCCTTGATGTCTCAGCACCCAGCATGCGTACCGCCTCGCCCTCGAGGATCGGCCCGGAGCCCATCGGCTCGAACAGGCTGACACTGACTCGGTGGCGACCGTTGATCTCTCCCTTGACCTCAAGGGACTTCAGTTCCGGCTCAACGTACTTCGCGATCGTCTTGTGACACTCCAGCTGGACCTTCAGATCGGCCCCGTCATGGTGGGCGATGCGCGCGATGGATATGAGCGGGTGGTAGCTCGGGAACTCCTTCTGGATCATCCCGAGGAGAACGTCGCGGCGAGAGGCTTCGGGAGCTAGCTCCTGTGACATCTTGTGAGGTTCCCGGAAGGGGCGTAGGTCCAATGTACCACGTGGCAGCTCTCCGGGATACAGCTCAAATAAGGGGCCCTGGATCAAAGGTTAAGTCAGCGTTCACTCTGTGATCATCCTGGATTAACACCTGGAACCTGGAACCTGGAACCTAGAGCTAAGCCCCCTCGCACCTCGCCCGTTGCAGTGTAGGCGTTCGTCTGTCGCGAATTGCCGGGAACTGAAAAATTCCCCGGAAACTGCGCCCTCGCCCCTGTGGTCTCATGGGCCCCTGATACTCGTGAGAATGACAATCATTATCGTTCTCATCGTATCGTGAGATTGATAATCGTTATCATTCTCATCGTACATCGAGAATAAGAATCATTATCATTCTCATCGTACACTGAGATCGATAATCGTTATCATTCTCATCGTACATCGAGATTGATAATCGTTATCGTTCTCATTACGCAATGAGATTGAGAATGATTGTCATTTCACACCACTGCTATACTGCGGTACTGCACCGCCGCACTACGCCACTATGCCACTTCGCTAAACGATAATGATTATCATTCTCATATATCGATTTTAACCTTTTCTTAACAATTCGCGAACATAAACGAAAGTTAAACGTTAAACGCGAATTAACATAATCTTCACATCATCTTAACATCGTATATGGTATACGCAACGTGCGAAGTGTTAAGATTCTTTAACATTTGCGTTCACGAACATAACGAAAATAATTTCGATTTTTAACACTTTCTTAACACATCTCACATTCAACGTGATAGAATGTAATCATGGTTTAGATAGATAAACATCTAAATCATCATCGATGATACTGAGATCATCGATGACTCTTTACAATCGGAGAAAGTCATGATCGAACTTCTGAACATCGAAGGCAAGGTTTCGCATGCGGAGTTGGTCTCGAAGGTCAATGAGATCATCGAAGCGCTCAACGGTCTCAGCGCACCACGAGATCGTGGTCCGAAGAGCGAGCGCACCATGACGGACGAAGACGCGCGTCGTGTGATCTTCGGCGACTTGAAGGACGTTTCCTACAAGGCTGCCGCGGACGAGCTCGGACTTTCCTACGGGCAGGTGTACTCGGCTCGGAAAGGTTACACGTTCAAGCCGATCCACAAGGAAGCGAAGAAGCAAGACTGAAAGTCGACGGAGCCGCCGAAAGGCGG